CAGACGTTTAAACAACTACAAGATTACACTGGTGAAAAGAAAAATAAAGGCAGGAAAGACGACATCCCTGATGCCATGAGCTACTTTCATGTTGCCTTTTTTCCGTTGTCTTCCATGAATCAGAAAGACGCCGAAGAAGCTAAGGTTCTAATAAAGGAAGAAAAAGAAAAGGCCCAGCAAAAGGCTCAGTATGAGCGCATCTTTGGGAAGCCCCAGAACCAATCGATATTTGTTCCACCGGCAGAGGAACCTACTAGTGGGTGGCGTCCTCGTTGGCCCACGCGGTCACAACAATAAGGAATTTAATGTCTGAAGACCTTTCTGTAAAAGCAGCAGATTTATACCTTCTACCTGCTGCGGAAATTACGGAAGACAATGTTCACATAGATCCTGAAACAAATACGATGTCGTTTGAAAATGAAGCGGCATTGAAATTAGTTATCGATGATACGGCTACTGCAGACAATGCGATTAATATTTTGCAGTGGGCGTCGGGATGGACTTTAGCTGATACTTTGTACCAGAGTCCCGCAGCAGCTTCTGCATTTGATGGCAGTAATGTAGCGCAAGCCAATGTTCCTAAGTTCATTTTATCAAATCACATTTCTAGTATAGTTCCGAAATTGATGGGCGGCATTTTTTACGAAGAACCTCCATTTCTTCTTCGTCCTCGCCCGAACACACCACAAGAGTTAACACGCGCTAAGACGGCTTTGTTTTCAGCGCAGTTGTGGGATATGAAATTTGAAGAAGAAGCCGAGCGGATGCTAGATCAGATGGCGTTGTTCGGAACGTGTATCGCAAAATGGGGATACTTAGAGTACACAGAGAAACAAAAACGATACAAGCGTAAAGCAGAAAAGACCGCAATTCCTAATCCGTTAGGTGGACCGCCTCAATTAATCGATACACCGGAGTCGGATGAAGTTGTTGTTGAATATTTTGATAGATTGATCTCTCGTCCTTGGATTAAGTATTGCGACATCCGAAAAGTCCTCGTTGATCCGAATTGTCGGTACGGCGATATCCAACGCGCTAACTGGGTTGTATATCGGGATTACGCGACTTATTCCGATTTGGACGCGCTTCGTGGGGTAGAAGGCTACCAGATCCCAAGCGAAGAAATTTTGAAGTACATTTTCCTGAACGGAATAACTTCCGGGATGGAAAACATCTCGTTAACTATTCCTGAAGGCATGCTTGGCTATTTGCAGCACGCCGTACCAGCCAACCAGAAAACGTCCGCGGACCCGTTTAAGGCTCCGATGGAGATTTTGGAACGTTGGGATAAGGAACGAGTCATTGTTGTTTTGTCTTTTAACGGACACAACATTTTGATTCGTAATGAAGCAAATCCTTACGGCAAGATTCCTTTTTTCTCGGCAAATTGGCGTAACATCCCTGACTGTTTTTACGGCCAGGGGTTAGGGGTGCTAATAGGAAGTGAGCAATTGGTCGAACAGGGCGTCACTAACCTTGCACTTGATCTTCTTGCTTATGGCCTGCAGCCTACGGCTGTTCGTAAGAGCGGTTTTAATGCGCCTACGCAGAATACGCGTTGGAAGCAAGGCGGAATCATCGAAGTAGATGAAGACGTCGATAAGGCGTTCAAGTTCCTCGAAATGCCGCCAATCCCCCCGGGCGCGTGGGCGGCTATCCAGCAGGCCCAGACAAGTGCGACAGCGTCGTCTGGTGCCAACGAGCAGACCATGCAGGGCGTCAGCAGTCAAGGCATTAAGTCAACCGGGATGCGGAGCGGAACCGGTGCGGCAGCCGTAGTTCAGGCTAATGCCAGTCGGTTAGATGGTCCGGACAGCAGATTTATTCGTCAGATATTCATCCCTTGGTTGTACCAGATGGATGATATGAATAACCAACTGCTCCCGACATCTGTTCTGCGAGATATTCTTGGTGAGAACCTCGGTAAAGATGCCGTGGAAGCTAAAGTTGATCATATAGATTTTAGAGAAGCGAAGTTTGAATACGAAGTATTAGCCGGAAGTCATCTTGGTGCTAAGAAGGAAATGGCTCAAGCACTTCCTATAATCATCCAGCTTCTTAATAATCCTGTGTTTGTTCAAAACGTTAATGACGGTGGTTATATGTTTGACGGCATAGCTGTTTTTAAAGCTTTCACTGATGCGGCAGGATGGAAGTTTTCGCAATCGTTTTTGAGACCTATGACTCCGCAAGAAAAACAAAAGCATGATGCAAACTCTCCGGCAGCATTGCAAGCCCATCAAGTTCAAAGTCAACAGCAGTCGCAGGTTCAGAAATTTAAAGCAGATCAGGAATTAGAGGACCAGAAACAACTGGGCAAAGCGGCGAACGAAGTTTTACGTCAAACAACACAACACGCACTAGATAGTGAAGAAGTAAATGGCGAACCTGGAAACGTTGGTTTTGGTTCGGAAACTAATTTATAGATTTTGTAGCTACAAGGTCGAGGGGTGCCTTTATCACCCCTCAACTTATCTCTATAAAGGAGGGATAATGACAGAAAAAGAAAGGCGGCATGCTTGGTATCTTGAAAATTCCGAAAAGGTAAAAGAGGTAGCAAAGCAGTGGGCAATTAATAATCCAGAAAGAGCAAAAGAATTAAATAAAAAGAAAAGTAAAAAATACGAGTTAGCAAATCGAGAGAAAAGGCGTCTTAAAAGCAAATTATATTATCATGAGCATAAAGAAAAATCTAAAGAAGCTACTAGACGACATTACCTGGAGCATAAAGACAGGCATCAGGGATATTCTAGAAAACGTCTTTATGGAATAACTAAAGAACAATTCGAATTGATGCTTGCAAGTCAAGATCATAAATGTTCGATTTGTAAGATTTTTCTCGATAAACCATTTGTGGATCATGATCACAACACAAATAAAGTGAGGGCTTTGTTGTGTAAAGCCTGTAATTCCTTTATAGGTTTGGCTAAAGAAAGCAAAGATATTTTATTGAGCGCAATCCAATATTTAGAGAAACATAAGGAATAACAATGGCAGAAAAACCAAAACCCCTGTTGATGAGGGAGCTTACCTTGGGGGAAAAAGTAGCACTCCAACAGTTAACCATGTCACCAGGTTTTCCAGTCCTGATTAAGTTGATTGAATCTGGTTGTCAATCCGCAACAGCCGATACAATACGAGTTGATACTGAAGATCCTAATTATCAAACGATCCTCGCGGCTAGACATCATTATGCCCGGGCAGTAAATAAATTTACTCAACTCGTTCGTGAGTCTATTAACTACCACGTCCAACGCTCTGTCGTGACAGAAGAAGTCCAAGTAGCTCAAGAAACACAAACCCCGGAAGTAATCCAGTAACTAATAGTAATTCAATACGGAGAATCCAATGAGTACAGAAACGCAACCTATTACTAGGGCGTTGTTGAAGTCTATGTCTGCAGATACGTTACCAAAATTAGTTAATGATCCGGTCAAGAGAGCCGAGATCAACGCTTTCCTGATGACCCCGGAAGGCCGTGGAGCAGTCGCTGAAATAGTGACTCAGGAAGTCCCAGACGAACAGGAAGAAGTCATACTGCCTGTCCCTACACCGGAAGAAGAGGCGGCCGTCAAGGCAGCAAGGGACGCCGAGATCGCGGAAGCCACGAGAGTTTTGCAGGAAGAAGCAGCCAGGAAAGCTACCGAGGAAGAAGCCCAAGCTTTGGCCGAAGCCGGTATTACTATTCATCGGGATGATTCCGGAAACATCATAAAGATTATTAAAGAGTATCAAGTAACTGACGATAACGGAACCCCTATCGCTCGCCCGACGCATCTTGAAGCACGTAGTTGGGCTGAAATGGCTAGGAAAGAAAAAGAAGCACACATCCAGATTACCCGGGGTTTTACCCGACTGAAGAATCAGAAGACGACATTTAGTAAGCCTTTAAAACCGGCCGGAATCCCAGATGTCCCGCTGCTTTCTGAAGAAGAAAGAATCAAAGCGGCTATGGACTTGAATAGCGACGATGAAAGCGTTGTTACTAAGGCTGACCGTAAGCTTCGCGCTGATCAGATTCTTCGTGATCAACGCCAAGAAGCTATCAATAAAGAATTACGTCGACAGGACGAAGTATCACAGGAATTCAAACGTCAGCATCGACACGATTTTAACCCATGCGAAGCTAACGCCCAACTTATCGCAGACTATCTGAAGGAACATTCGGACGCGGATGGTAATCCTTTAGCGTGGACTGTAGATAATCTTGAGCTAGCATTCGCAGCAACAGAGCCTGATCTGGTACCAGTGAAAGGTGCTGTTGTAGAAGTTCCGACACCACGAGTGGAAAATCCAACCGAGGCGTCAACAGAAGAAGTGGTAGAACCAGTCCGGCAGGCAGCGGCGAATAATCCGCCAGCGCCAACCGTACAAGTTCCGCCACCAGTAGCACCAGCAGCAACCGTACCGGCAGCGCCACTAGCGGCTAATACACCGCCAGCAGCGAGACCGGGAGTCAATGCAGGCATCATTCCGGGGCAGGCTTCAGGCCAACGTCCGGTCGCTCGTCCTGCAGGACTAACGATGAAAGAGATCTGGAAGTGGACTCCTGAACAAATGCGAAAAGAGCGGGCGAATCCCGCACGTAAAGCAGAAGTCGACCGCGTGATCGCGGCCTATAACAAGGAGCGTGCTTCTAGGGTCTAGACATTTAGGTGACTTATGAGTGGACCTAATCCCTCAGCAGCAAACGTATCTAACGTCTTGACGGCTCAGGCGATCTTGTTCGATAAAGAACTGATCCCGAACCTGAAAGGCGAAACGGATGCCTTTGTTGCATGCGCTGAACGGCGCGTGCAGCCTTTGCATGCCGGTATCAACCGTACCTTCTTCCAGTATAACACACTGGCTGGGGATACGACTCAGAATGCCGATGGAACAGTCGGTAATCTTGAATTTGTAACACAGATCAGCGCTCCGGCGCAGGTCGGTGAATGGAACAACTACACCAACTTTTCTTCATTCGCTATTGCAGCGAGCATTGATGAGTTGGTAGGAAACTCCGCTGTCGAACTTGGTTACCAAGCCGGACAGTCGATTTCCGAGTTGTATTCCGCAGTGGCTGATAGCGCATCTACCGTTGACAGCAATGTTAACCAGAGCGCATTGCTATCCAGCCCCTATACTCTTGACCTTGGAACAATCCGTGAACTGAAGCAGCAGCTAGTTTCAGAAGACGTCCTTCCTTGTAAAAAGGGTAAGTTCATGGGCGCAATCAGCCCGAACGTGTTGGGAGATATCTACAATGCAACGACAGTGAACAACTCTATCGTTGATTTGTGGAAGTATGCCAACATGGAAAAGTTTGACAAGATGGGTGGTGCCGACCAGACGATGGAAATCGAATTGCCGGGTACCAACATCGTGTTTCGTCAGACACCTTTCGTGACCAAGACCTCCAACTACCAAGGCGGCGGAAAAATAGCCTATAGGACATATGTTTTTGGTAATTATGCTCTTATAGGAGTTTGGCTTGAGGTGCCGGGCGACACAGACCTAGATGAAGGCGATTGGAGAACCATAGAATGCCGTGTTGTTACGGATGCTCCTCCTTCTTCATTTGATCCTACCGCTACTATTGGTGGATGGGCCAGTTATAAATTTCACCAAACAGTAACATTACCACCTGCTACTGGGGTTAACACTCAGCGTATTCGTTACGCCGATTCCGTTCCTGCTATTCAGTAGTAAAAAAAAACTTCTTGACATAGGTTGCAACTTATGTTAAGATTAAAATTGAGGGGGTATGCCATGAACATACCCTCTCGATTATTCTTTCATGGAGAGAAAATGTTAGTTTATTTAATTACGAATAAAATAAATGGGAAGCAGTATGTGGGGCAGACATCTAAGACAGTAGAAGCCCGGTGGTACGATCACACACACATTCGTATTCGTCCGTCATGCAGTTATCTTCATAGCG